ACCTTCAACTTGAGCTAAAATTGCTTTTAAGCATTCAACTTGATCAGCTGTTAGCTTAACTGTCATTTCTTCACCCATTCCTTCTTCACCGTGTGATCCGGCATCTGGTGTAACACCAAGAGCTGCGAGATCTTTGTCGTCTTCACCCATAACTTCTTCAAATAACTGATTAAAAGTAGATTTCATGTAATTATTTATTAGTGAGCTTGTAGATTTTTCCATATTTTTATCAAATTTTTCTTCCACGTCAAAAACGTTAAGGTCTGAAACGTAAGGTCTATCAGCCTTTTCTTTAGGCGTCATAGTTTTAAGATCGTCTATTTTTCTACTAAAAGCAGGGCCATCAAAGTTACCAGTTACTTCTGGTCCAGATGTATCTTTGTGAGCAATATCACCAGCTTTAGGGTTATTCAATTGAACAGGTCCTTTACCTGGCTTCTTTCCAAACTTTGCAGTTTCTTTTGGAAGCGTTTTCTCGTTAAGGACCTTAGTAGTGTAAGTGTCCCAGATCTCTAATAGATTATGTGCCATAATGTGTTAAATATTTATATCGCCCGTGCTTAAAAACAAACAGAACTACCTGAATAACCCGAATCTACCAGCTGTAGACTCAGAATTCGAGTATTCACCAGAGATGTTGGCGGATTTAAAGAAGTGCGCCGTAAACATACTCTACTTTGCTGAAAACTTCTTCTATATAGTATCCCTTGACGAAGGAAAACAAACAATTGACCTTCATTTATGTCAAAAGAGGGTGTTACGTAAGATGAGAGACAATAGATTCTTTATATTGCTAGCATCTAGACAGATTGGTAAAACCACTTTAATGACAATCTATGCATTATGGGTTGCATGCTTTCAAAAAGACCAGTCTATATTAATTGTAGCTAATAAAGAAGGTACAGCAATTGAAATCTTTAGAAGAATTAGACTTGCATATGAAGAATTACCAAATTGGTTAAAGCCTGGAGTTAAGGAGTACGGTAAAACGTCCATGTCCTTGGCAAACGGTTGTAGAATTGGTATATCTACCACAACTGGTACTGCTGCCAGAGGTCAATCTATCAACGTTCTTATATTAGACGAGTTGGCGTTTATTGAATCACATTTAGTTGATGAATTTTGGAAATCTGTTTACCCAATCGTTTCATCATCCAAGAAATCTAAAATCTTTATAGCTTCCACCGCAAACGGTACAGGCAACTTATTCCATAACTTATATTCTGGAGCAGAAACAGAACGTAACGGGTGGGCAAGTGATAAAATTTTATGGAATGAAATTCCTGGTAGAGATGAAAAGTGGAAAATAGAAACAATTGCAACTATTGGTAGTCAAGATGCATTCAATCAAGAGTTTAATTGCGAATTTTTAGACTCTGGTGAAAGTTCCCTTAATGACGAGTTATACGAAAAACTTTCCGTTTATGTTAAACAACCAATGTATGTGATGGAGGAAGGAAGGTATCAAATTTGGGAAGAACCTAATGATAGTAAAATCTATGCAGTGGGAGTGGACGTTAGTGAAGGTATAGACAAGGACGCTTCAGTAATACAAATTATGGATGTAACTGACCTTACTTGTATAAAGCAAGTAGCATGTTATCACAACAATGGCATATCTCCAGTCAATTTTACAAACAAGTTAAATGAAATTTTAACGCAATGGGGTAAACCTTTAGTTTGCATAGAGAGAAATAACTGTGGAGCTCAGGTTGTAGACAACTTAAGAGCTAATTTTGACTATGATAATATAGTATCATGGGGAGCATCCACTGCAGGTAGGGAAAAAGATGTACTTGGTATAGTATCTCATACAAACACCAAATACACTGGCATTACTAATATGAGATACTGGGTTAACCAGTTAGAAGTGGTACAAATTAGAGATATAGCATTATTAAAAGAATTTAAAACCTTTGTAAGACATCCAAATGGTACGTGGTCTGCTAAGAAAGGCGCTGGATACCATGATGATAGGGTAATGTCTATGGTTTGGTCTCTTATTATATTAGAGAAGGGATTAGTAGAAAAGCATTTTGAAGTAATACAAACAGACTTCAACGGTAGACCATTAAAATTAAAGCAACTAGATTTTGGTATTAAATATTTTACTGATCCTAATTCTTTCTATAATGAAAGAGGCGGTGCAGCTTCTGCAATGCCTTCTATTATATCAGATAGAGTCCAAGGTGATGATGATTTAGCAACGTTAGTGGCTATGGGATATAAACCTTTACAATGATGGCAGATTTACCTATAATTCAACAATCACAACTTAACAAAAGTAGGAAAGATAAATTTCTATTGGTGTTTAATTTGCCGCCTATCTTAAGAAACAACAATACCAATGACCTTTCTGTTAGAGGGCAAGATATTATCAACCAAAATTCAGTGCAATTTTCAGTATATGGTTCAGTTGTGCCGCAAATTCAAGTTCCCGACATAATTACACCATATTCCGGTCAAAGCTATAAGGTATCTTCTAATGCAAGACCACCATATGAAAACATATCAGTGAATTTTACTGTTGATAACCAATTTAATAACTACTGGGTGATATATTCTTGGCTTAATTTATTAAATGACCAGCAACAATCAATTTATGATGCTGCACAAGACGTTCCAGACAGTACAATATATAACAGCTCCGGTAAATTAGCAACCCCATTACAACCACAATCATATCAAACAGATATCACAGTATATGGCAAGGATGAATTTGATAACAATGTTATCCAATTTACATACACTAAAGCTTTTCCAGTTTCATTAGGTAATATAGACTATAATTATAGAGAGCCGGGTGAGATGGAAACAACTTTTGAATTTGCGTTCTCTCAATTCTTCGCAAGTTTAATATAAAAAGTTGTCCCAAAAAATATAAATAATAACATATGGCTCTCTCAATTACGTCACCCGGTGTTCAGATCAATGAAATCGATCTAAGTCAAACAGCAAACATACCGACTGGTACAAGCATTTTAGTTGCAGGCTATGCTCCTCAAGGCCCAACTGATGAAATTATTACCGTAACAAGTCTAGCAGAATGGGAAAACATTTTTGGTGCTCCTACCAATGCAGCAGAAAGATATTTTTACGAATCAGCTCAACCCCTATTCAACACCAACGCAGTGGTGAATGCATATAGACTACCATATGGTAGTACTAACGGCCAAGGTTTTGGTTCCAATTATGGTGCATTAGTTTATCCAGTTACTGCAGTTGACGTAAATTGGCAGAACGGAACCAATCCATATTACGGAAATGGTTTAACATATTTAAATTCAAATTCAGCAAATGTAATGTATCTAGTAGGTACCCCTACCCACTTTGAATTAACACCTACTCAATATAACAATTTACAAGGTGGTAGAGGAATTAATTGGAGTAACCAAGCTCTACCGTCGTTTAACAACATTAATCAATTTGGTAATGCAGGTATTATTGTTTTAAATTCTGGTCAAACAGCAGTTGACAATTCATTCCAAGGCTATTATGTTGGTATTGCTGATAATTCAAACATTAATCCAGCTTCTAACTTTACAGATTTATTAGCAGTTGAAACAGTTGCATTTAGTGCAAATTATACACAAAATTACGTAAACATCCCAACAACAAGATTAGCATTTGCTCTTTCATCACAATCTGAAAACGCATATTCTTCAGCTAATAACAATGCAACATCAAATGTTGGTTCAAGTATATCACAAGTACTTGAAACATCACCATCATTTAATATTGGTACAGATACATTTAAAGACACTTTAATATTTGGTTTGTTTAAACTTAACCAATCTAATTACAACCCTACAACAACTCAATTATCTTACACATTTGTAGAAAATTATGTTGGTTCATTAGATTATTGGAGACAAATTAACCCATCTAACGGTGGTAACCCACAAAGCTTCTTTATTGACAATGTAAGCTTACCATCACCAAACATTGAAATCTTAGTCAACGACTTTATTTCACACAAGAATGGTCAAACTTGGTTAAACAATGTTGGTAACCCTTCCAACTTTGCAAGAACAATTACAAGTGGTTATGCAAACCCAACAACGTTATTGCAACAGTTATCAGTACAGTTTGGTATTAACAATCCAAATACAGCTACAGCTCAAATTCAAGCTTTATCAGGTTCATTACTTAAATCGTATACAGCTTTAGGCAATGTAGATGCATTGTTTACAGTTGGTGCATATGCTAATACAAATACACAAACAAAAGATTTAGGTTCAATACCTACAAAGCTAAACAGAATGTTTGACATTGCTTCAAACACTGAGCAATATAATATTGATATTGCAATTGATGCAGGTATGTCAACAATATTTGCAAACAGCCAATGGATACAAACACAAGCAACATTATCATCATCTCAAATTTATTTTGATGACTCAATCGTTGTAAATGCAGTATCTGGTTTAGCAGTTAACAACTTTACAGATATGTCACCAGATGCAACGTTATACGCCGCAAATTGGGGAACAATATTCAATCTTTACGCTGGTTTTGCCGGTCTACAAAGAAAAGATCTACTCTTTATTGCTGACTTACCAAGAAATATTTTTGTACAAGGTAGCAATTACTTGACGTTGTCTAACCCAAATAACAACTTCCCAGTAAACATTTATCTACCAATACAAAATGTATTAGCTCCATTTAATACAAGCTATGCAACAACTTACGGTACATGGGGTCAAGTATTTGATAACAACTTAGGCAACTTTGTATGGGCTCCATTCTCTGGATTTGCTGCAGCTGCAATGGCTAATACAGATACAAATTACCAACCTTGGATTGCCCCAGCAGGCTTTACAAAAGGTAACTTAACTGGTACAGGTATTACTGACTTGGCAATATATCCAAACCAGAAACAAAGAGATCAGTTATATAATATTTCAGTCAACCCGGTAGCGTTCTTTCCAAATGAAGGTTTTGTAATATATGGTCAAAAGACTCTATTAAAACAACCAAGCGCATTTGATAGAATTAATGTAAGACGTCTATTCTTAAATCTTGAAAAAGCAACAGCTGCAACAGTCAAGTACTTTGTATTTGAACCAAATACAGTGTTAACAAGAACACGAGTAATCAATACATTAACACCTATCTTTACTAACGCTAAGAACACAGAAGGCTTGTATGACTTCTTAATTGTATGCGATGAACGTAACAATCCACCATCAGTCATTGATGCAAACGAATTAGTTGTTGATATTTACTTAAAGCCAGTTAGAACGGCTGAGTTCATATTAGTCAACTTCTACGCAACCCAAACAAGTCAAGACTTCAGTGAACTGGTCGGTTAATACTTTATGACAAAAGGCCAAACCGTATTCTTTACCACGTCATTTGATGAAAATGAACGTTCTGGGGTTATCCAAGAGGTAACCTCAGTAGGTTACCAGATTAACAACGTCTGGTATTCAAAAAATGACGTTAAAATAAAGAATATCTTGTTAGACAGTAAAACATCAACACAAGACCAGCAATTGATATTAGGCTAATTGCCAAATTTCATATTTTTTATTTATTAAAAATCTTGAATATATGAAGAAATAAGTCCATTAATTTAACTATAACTGACTAAATATTAACATGGCAGACGTATCGCAAACCATACAAGATTTTTATACACAGGCACAGGCTAATGACTTTTCACGTTCTAACTTGTTTAGAGTGCTGAACATCAATTTCGGCAGTGCTACTTCACAGGTAATATCGCAAAATGACTTAGTATATGCCAGAACAGCAAGTTTACCTGCTAAGACAATCACCAATGTTCAAGCACCTTATATGGGTTTGAATTTTAACATTCCAGGTGTTTCACAATACCCAGGAAGTGAAGCATATGTTATCAATTTCTATGCTGATGCTGCTCAAACCATTAGACAAAAGTTTTTAGCGGTATTAAATGACACATTTAATGATGCAACAAGCACAGGTAACTACTTTACACCAAAGCAATCAGCTGTAATTGATCTAATTCAATTAGATAAGCAATTAAACAAAGTCGCTCAATATCAATTAGTTGGTGCAAGCATTAGAGAAGTAGGAGCTCTTAATTATGACATCACTTCAACAGGTGAAATTCAGAATTTTGACGTTACAGTAGCTTATCACTATTGGTTAAAAACCGGTTAATAGTTATATACATTTATTAT